CAACGCAGAGAAGAAGGAGGTAACCCCTCCTCGCGTAATTAATTAACACTTTAACATTTTTAACACAAATGAAAAGAATCCCCCACTCTAACGAAGAGATAGGTAACCCCCTAGCTCTCGTTCCCATCGCCTTAGGCGGTGAGCTCGTCACACTAGCCGCAGGCAGTGACGCAACAGGATTGGCAGTCGCTGAATCCGCTACTATGTTAGGAGATCTCCTTATGGCTTTTAAAGAAGTCTATCGAGGTTACAAAACAGGTATGAGAATCAAAAATGTCAGTGAGCATCTGAAATCTATTTTTGACATTGAAACCGTTGAAGGTTTTTACCGTCGCAGGAAACATAGAACAGAAGGTTACTTACCTTTCTTTCCTTTAGTCGCATGGATGGACATCAAGATGTACATCTGGTTATTAGAGGATTGGAGAAAAGAGTCACCCAACTCGCAAGACATTGTCCTCATTCCTCCTACTGATGAAGCGATAATCAACTTTACTAAACGTTATTCTTATGGAATAAGGGTTCAGAAAGTTGAGACTGTTCTATCTTTGGTTGCTACCTGCACATCATCCTTCTTTGCTAATAACTTAATGAGCATTGCAGGAAGTAACACGTCCGAGCTACTTGATTCACCCAACTCTCCATTCAACAGTTTGGACGTTCCGGTGAAAAGATATTCCGATATGTTGGAGTACATGTCAATATCCCTTACTCTCAACACCTTCACCGATGATCAGATTAAAACGATCTCTCCATTCGATTATGATAGCGAGAAAAACACAGGGCTAAGACAACAAAGAGTGGTTTCTAAACTTGGCCTGCCTCTTAACGATATCATCGATCAGCTCAATATACTTAAGGATATTTTGTTATCTGAAGCGTTCGTTGAACCTAATCGCGTTGTAAAGAGGAAGCAATCTGTTTTCCCTCTCGGATCATACATCAAAAGCAAACTTATGTCTGCTCGTGACCTCGACATCATTCCAGTTCAGTCACGCAGTTCACAATTTGATCCAAACCGGATTGCGTTTCTAGATAATCAAGGGGTTGGTTTGGGTGCAGCTGTTCGCGTTAACCCTGTTCGTAAGCTTGCTGAACCTAAACAATCCATATCTCAAATCACAACTGAATCTGCTCTAACCCGCAAAATTCGAGAATTACTAGAGAAGGAGGGCTCAGAATCATGAAGCTACAAGAACGTTTAGGTGCTACTGCTAACACTGGTCCAATGATCGATTATCTTACTAATCCTTCAATCATCACTACTCATTTAGTTATGGGCATTAAGGAATTCACTCCTAACTTGGATGATAACACAGGTTTGAACTACGGAATCATCTTTTTCAAAGAGAGCCGGGACAAACCCAATGCTGTTAACCCCGGGAAGATGGTTTACGGAAAGAATGGAATGTATGAGCTTATTAATGGTGGAGCTTACGGCATCGGTCAGATGATAAGATCCAATGTTACTCACATTGCCGCTTACCTTAACAAGCATAAGGACAGAAAACTCAACGAGTGGACTGCTGAAATGCTAGACGATGTTAATGAACAAGCCGCCGCTTACTTTAAGCAGTACGGCTACCCCAAGGCCTTTGTAGGTGTCAAAGACGCGGGAATGAAGTCAGCTAAATACGCTGTTTTGAATCCTCAACTTGCTGCATTACAAATTCCTTATTTATTGATCCTCATTAGAGATAACCTCCGCAGCTTGCGAAGAATTTTTAGTGTGGATAAAAATGGAATGTTCCATTTCAACCCCAATATCGACATCCATCCTGATTTCATGGCCGCTTTCACTTCTATGTTCCCGGATAGGTATCTCAAATGGAGTACGCCCATCGCTCAGGCTTTAATCACAAACATACACGCTCATGGGTTAGGTGGCTTCATTCGGGTGAAAGGAAAATTTGTCAAGTTACCTCACATATCTAGAGTAACTCAGGACACCATTGATTGCGTCGCAATAATGTCTTACTTGGGTATGAACCCTCTCGCTGAGTTCAAGAGGCATGAGATGAAGGTTCCGTCTTTATTAATCACCTAAATTAATTAAAATTATGTCTAACACTATCCATGTGCCCTCTCAACATCCTCATGTTCCGGGCAGAAGAGTAGTTCAATCGACTCTTCCAATAATGATTGCTTCTCTTAATCTGGTTAAGCAATACACTGGATTCGATTGGAAGGTGACCTCTTTCCTTAGAGAATCGCCCAACCATTCAAAAGGTACCGCTCTTGACATTGCGCCCAAGGTTAAACAATCAGACCTACAGCATTACGCCGTTACGCATCGTAAAGATCCAGTTCTTTATAATCGGTTGCCTCTTATCAGAGCTCTCCAAAAGCTCGTTCACAACGAGACTCCGCAAGGAGGGTTTGATATAGGCCTGTTTATTGAACCGGACCACATCCACATTCAACTGTTTGAACCTGAGAATCCCGCTAGGACCAGATTCTACGTTTGCAAGTGGAAGGTCGCAAAGAGTTGCTACCACGATAACGAATCAAGATTAGCGCTCGGTCCTACGAATGTCGCCTACAAGGGTAAGCTGTGATCTTAGCCTTCTATGAATTAAACGAAAAACAACAAACACTTTATTTTCAATTATTAATTATTTTAAAATTCATTCAAATGAACGGAAACAGAACAACTGTTGCTGACTACGTAGCGCAACAAGTGAAATTAAACCGTCTTGGGGACATGAACCTTCCTAATGACGTAAATGCTCCTCAAGCTGATGTTTCAAACGCTGGCTATCTAATGGGAGATGTTAACGAATGGGGAGATCCAGGCGATGGAGACCCTGATTACGGCGATTACGAAGCCGGAGATTACGGAGATTACGGTGATTACGAAGACGGTGATTACGGCGATTACGAAGGTGGCGATGTAGAAGGAGGAGATCCTGATATGCTTGCTTCATTCGTCGATTTAGCTGGAGATCCTGATTATGGAGATCCTTCTGAACAGGGAGCTCTAAGAACCTTAAAATCATTAAGAGCACGCGCTCGAGCTCGTAAAGCGAAGCGAGTTGGCATGCGATTGAAACGCCGCGCTAAAAGAAATACCATTCTAAGCACGAAACGTGACATGCGTAACGCACCCGGTAGCAGTTTGAAAGGTAATCGTCCTTTCTTTTCTGTGTCTGGAGCCTACTTAAATGAGGGTCCAATTGACGTAATGTCTGTGTTCCCGACCGACGTTTTAAAAACCATGTTAGACCGTCAGCAAACAGATACTCCTTTCTTTCAAGAAACGGTTTCTGGTGCGGCCGTTGGAGCAGATTACGTTTGCACCTCTGTGGGTGAAGCAGACTTCCGTTACTACACGGGATTAATGCTAAACATAGGTAGTAATGCGTTCACTGCATCGCCTGGTACCACTTTCCGTATCACGGCTACTTTGCCTACCATTAAAGGAAATTTGGTTATATCAGCCACCCCGTTACAATTCACCTACAAGAAGGGTTTTGATGTGCGATTCTTAATCTTCCCTTGGCAATTGGTAGCGAATAAACCAATGTTATTACTTGGTAAGTACTCTAGTACAGTAGGAGAGAGAATCATTTTCACAGTTACTGGAATACCTATTTCAGCTACTTCTCCTCAACCAAGTTCTGTGAGTTTAATTATTCCAGGATCGCTTCACAAATGGACTGTTTTCACACGTCAGTCTTTATCCAAAGCACTTCGCTAGATTTTACACCTTGGTTCCAGTGATGTCTCGAGCGGGAGAGCGAATCATTGGATCTAACGTTGTGTAATTACTAGATATTCAATTAAATTTATTTAATCACAGTTTTTAAAATTATAATAACAAATGGAAACACACGATTTCTACAAAAGAGCGGATGGAGGTGAAATGAACGCCGCTCGAGCACTGTTAGCTCTTAATTCCGAACAAGGAGTAAGAGCAATCGTAGCTTTAATCCAATGGAGGGGTGTGGGAGTAATTGACGATATATTCCGAAACGAGCAGTCGATAGATCCTGTTCACGTTTTGGGTTATCTTTACAACTCTCATATCAAGCCTCAGTATGTACCTGCTCTAACCATGTCCTTTTCGGTCATTGCTTACGGTCAGTACAAGAACTTAAGGTTCGGTAACGATGAATACACTAGAATCATCATGAGCGCTTTCCCTGTTCCTGAGTCTTACGCTAGGTTATATGCTAACAAGGTGGAGACTGAAGACGTAATTAAAGCAGCAGAGGGTTCTGGCTTAACTGGTCAAGTCAACGCATTCTTAGATAAAATGGGAGATTACTTCCGTAATCCAGCTAACTCGATGTTAAACGCTTTAGGTTTGGGCACTCTAATTAATTGGGATCAAACGCAAAAGTACGACCTGGATGGTATGTACGAATTAGCGGTCTTAGGAAACGTCTTAGGTGATTTCAAAATTCAATCTGAGATGATGTCAGTTCAGCGATTAACTCAAGAGGAATTCAACGGTGGACGCATTGCAATGGGTGATCCTGAATCTGGAGACATCTCATCTGAAACGGCCGGCGTAATTAAAGGTGTGCTTGCTTTAGCAGCGCTACACACTTTGTCTAAACCAATTGCTCCAAATTCAATGCTAGGCGGCTTCACTAACATTGTCAAAGCAGGCACTTCTGCTATGGCGGCCAACCTTCAGAAGTATTCTAAGGAGATAACAGGAGAAGCTACTGCTGGATTAGCGGCTGTAGCAAGTACTGCGAATCCTGCCGTTAGACAACTAGCTGATAAAGCTAAATCATCTACACTTCTTAAGCTTGCTACTAAACCATATCGTATGGCTTATAAGGCGGGTAAGAAGATCAAAGACCTATTCACCAAGGGTGATATCGACTCACATTTCGAACGTCAATACGACAGAATTGGTTACGCTTATGGCGATGCCGCTGCGGATGCTTGGGCTATGGGTGATATAGAATCAATAGTTGGAGATCCAGACGGTGACCCTAATGACCCTGAGACTGGTGGTCTTTTCAGCCCTGGAACTAGGAGAGCCGCTCGTCTCAATATGCAAAAACAGAAGCGTCAAATGAGAATCAACGCTCGTAACAAGCGCAAAGCTAAGAAGTTTCTAGACCGTAAAGGTTTGTCCGAGAAAGATGTTTCCGAACTGAACGTGGATCCAAACGAATTCGATGCTTTTGCTGCTCCAGGTGATCAAACCGGAGGTGGCTTAAACACAGACGGAGGAGATGCAGGCGGAGGAGGCGATGAGGGCTTCAACGGAGGCAGCTCAGCTGACTCTGAATTGGCAATGTTCTAACCATCCTTTAGATGAGTCTCTTTTAATAAGTCCGAACTCCGGTGCACTCATGTATTCGGAGTTCGGTTCTTACTATTTCAATTTAATTATTCTTATTCACAACAATTTAATACATTTTAGTAACATGCAAGTTTTAAAAAGAAAACAATTACCACCGGAGGTACTACAGGTAAACACCCTCCAAAACACAATTCAGGCCGTAATGGGACCAAGAAGGCAAGTAGTTATAGAAAGTGCGGGATACCTATCTCCAAGCTTTCTTTTAGCAGAGGTTTACAACGCGTTAAATCTTTCGCAGAACACTGGTCAACTCAAACTCAACGTTATGAGACTCAGAGATTGCGCGAAATTCGCTTCTGATGTGCTCACAGCTAACAAGACTCTCCAGACATGGAAAAATCTTTTAGAAACCGAGAAAATCGTAGATTACATCACCCACAACGCATCGGGGTATGGTTACAGCCATCTAACTCCTAATGACATTGATTTCGTTTGCCATTTAATCATCGCTAATGATGATTCTGATCGAAGCTGGGTCCTAGAGCAACCTAACATCGCTGCGGATGATAGGATGGTGCAGTATCTAGAGAGGATTTCTCAGTTAACGCTGCCACAAACAGTTTCGGTTTCACCCGATCCAAGCGGAAACATCACTGTTAGCATGTCACCCACTCACGAGTCAATGAGATTTTTCGATAACTCATCGTCCTCGTTAGTAAATTTACAGGATAGATTAGTGAACAGGAGTCTGTTGGCCAGTTTCCAAGCTAATTACGCTATGGCGATACCGTCTGATAAACCTCGCGTGATCCAAACCTTATCCGGATACCTCGAGTCAAATTTTAAATTAATCCAACTAGCAGACATCAGATTCATAGATACTATTTTCTCTATGCTTAATGATAAGGAGTGTTGGGACTCGTTCATTCATCCAAGATCTAATAAAACTGATACTAGTGAAAACGAATTGAGAGCTCACTCCCTTAACGTGTTTGCGGGGTATCTCCATTCATTACTGATTATGGCTGAGTATTATCTTTTTGAGTTTAACTGGCAGAGTTATCAAGAAATGGAGAACATGGAGGGCACTTTACCTTCTATGCCTTCTCATCTTATCGATGATGTTAATAAAATTATTCGTCATTTTGACATCACTGATGCCGCAGGTGACGTGAAGAAGCTCCTAGACCTTTACTCAGGAGCCAAACAATCCAACGGCACTAAATATCACTCCATCTTTTCGGAGTTAGGAGTTTATCCTCAAATCATTAGCTATCTTCAGAGTTTAGCTGCTACTCCTCCTGTTCCTTTAGGTCGCTTCTCGGATTTAACGCTATTGAATAACCCTGTTTATGACGTTCTAATGTCTGCTGACCCTGTATCCCAATTTAGGTTGAGAAAAGAAATCGTTGAGGTTATCTTCGATAGATCTTATATAGAGGAGGTGATTCGACGCATGGTCAGAGCAGTCGCGCCTAACTCAGACCGCTTTCTTGATGATCTAGTCAGGGATGCTATTTTAGGATTAGCCCCATCTCCTTTCATTGATTGGCATCAACCTCTTGCTATGAGCTACGTGGTAGAAGGATCAACCCCGGTCGTTCTAAAAGAGAACAAATTTGTTTTCCACCCTGGTTGTATCCCTGCTACTCGTGACAACACTGAGGTAATCAACAAGTTATTTAAATACTGCTTGGGGGATACTAAATCGTTAGTTAACAGGTTTCAACTGAAAATGTTCTTCTTTGAGCAACCCGCTAATTTACAAAGAAAGTTATTTCGTAGAGAGTGGAAATCGTGCTACCCTGCCAATCTGTTGACAGGTACTTCGTCTGTAGCCGAAGCCAGTTTTGTCCATTCTGCTTCCTACTTAGAAGAATTAATGACCACCTTGACTGGTCTATCTTACCTTCAAGTAACGAGAGAGTTAGCTAATCCGATTTATAGAGAAATTTACGCTACATATCTGTCATCGTTCTGTTTAATATACACCGATCCTGAAGCCCACATTATGGATGAGTTCAAAGACGTCACCACTAGTATTGATGACGATTTACTTTCGCGTCTTCTACTGGTGGAAGGTTTTTACAATCCATATGGGACGTCATACTCCGATTTGCACCAGCGTCAAGGAGCGCCCACGCCCGTTAACTTCTATAAGTTTCCCCGCACAGGAGTGTATCTTCAACTGTTGAAATTCATTCCTATACCTAGTGATAGAATTAACATAGGTCTTGATTATCAAGATAAACCCTATCGCTATTTCGGGGCGTCTAAGGCGAACTTAGAGGTAAGTACTACATTCATCGATGTGATCAACGGAAGTAGAGGTGATGCTTCATTTAGCGTTCCTGCCCCGCTTGATACCGCTTCAATGGAAGATTCAGCTCTCTTAGGTACGGCTGAGCGCGGCGATGTTAGTCATGTTAGAAGATCTAAGTACCGATCTCTCTCCATCGAAGAATCCTTTCTCCATTTCTTTACAGGTCCATCATCTCAACTACCCCGTAACGCTATTCAAGATTATGTATACGATCGCAATTATTCTTATATCAATAACTCGGTGTTCATTCAGATCGAACATTCGTTTAAGGAGTCGCTGGCTGAAGCTGATTCTCACTCGTCAATTTCGACACCGGTTAAGGCGGTTTCGTGGTTAGGGAACAAATATCACGTGATGCTATTACGTACAAAGTTCGAGTCTTTTCTGTCTAAAGGATCTGTTAAAGAAGAGTTAGCCGATACTGATGCTAAGACAGTCGAATTGAACAAGCAATTAGAGGACACTTTTAATAAGTTCGAAAAGAATAGCACTGTAATGGAAACTACCAATACTCTCGATTTGAGTGTAGAAGAGCACGTCCAAAAAGGAATTAAGAAAGATGAGCCCTCTTCTAAGAAAGAAGGCTTTAAGAAAAAGCCGCAATCGGGCCCCTCGAATAATGACAGGAAACACCCTAGCGAACGGACTCCTGACCTCGAGAAGTCCGATGAAGCTGAAGAAAAAGATATGGCCAAGGATTGGAAAAAGAAGAAGAATAAATAACGATTAAGTCATGAATAAGACTAACCTCCTTCTCGATGGTTTCTCCATAACTGGATTAACCACGAGGGTTGCCGAGGAAGAAGTAATTATTCCTCATCCTAAAGGAAATCAGGTAACCCAAACGATCCGAATGTCCACGTACCCCTCCTTGACGGAATTTGTTGAGAAGGTCTATTCACCTAAAGCATTACTGTCTGTTCATTTGGACGCTAACTTTATGAATAGAGATAAACCTAAAAATAGTGTTCATGATAACGCTAGTAGATCTAAGAGTTTGGATGATGAGTACAAGTCGTCTGATCCTTTCATATGCGACGATTATCGCCACTTAAAGAAAGAGATGATAGGCTACTTCAATGATGTAGCCTATCCCTTCCTTCATTCAGTCGCTACGAAGTACTCTCTACCGCTAACTGGAAAGGAGTTTCTAGGAAAGAAATTAATTAATTTCGAAGAATTCACGGATACTTGGTTGCACGACGATTCACTCTCCTTTTCATCTCGGTTCTCTTTAGAAGAACAAGGATTAATGTACAAGACCATGGCCTTGAACGATTTGATAGCTAAATGGTCAATCTTAAGGAAGGTGAATCCTTATTGGTTTGCTGTATCATATCGTGGTACCCGGTTAAACGACGAAGTTCAGAGCTACCTACCCGAACTCGCTAGCGTATTCGAGCGAATATCCAAAAGGTTTGCTGAAACAGGCGCTTACTCTAAACTTGAGAAGGTATTCGACGCTGATATTGGTGATCCTATTGATACTTTCACAGGATGGCCTTTCGATAGTGGCGAAACTACTGCCGAAGGCGTTCCTGTTGCTAAATTGAAGAATATCAATGCATTCGCAGGCGTTGGAAGACACTTAAGATCCCGTGACGCTTTAATGGATTTCATCAATAATAATCCCAAAATTCCGGATCAAGCTAAGAAGTACCCTTTTGCTTTTTACGCTACAAGAAGAACTCAGCCCGGTGGAAGTAAGTTCGTCCATTGGTGGAAGTCTGGTGCTAGAGGATGGGTCTTAGATAGGGATGTGAAAGGTTTTAACACCACTCGTGTTGCTTGGATGGCCTCTTATCCTCTTAATGTAATCACCAGCCCTCTCCAAATTTTATTGAAAAGCTTTAGAAAGTTAACTCCTTTCCTGTATAGTGATGGGGAGGCAAAGAAAGTAGTAACTGACATCTGCAAAGATCCAAAGATGATTTATCTTGAGTCTGATTACTCTAACTACGATCGTACTATCCCTCCTGACTTTTTAAACGCTTTAGTGTCCGCTATAGTAAGAGGAGCAGGTGTATCTGATGAGCTCAGGAGGAAGGCAGATTTACTGATGCAACTCTGTAATCATGACAACTGGATTGTATTACCCGATTGGTCTGATGTAAGAGGTAAAGGAATTGCCTTTCAAGTAGATAAATCGGCTTTGTTCTCTGGATTGAAAATCACAGGAGAAGGAGGATCCATTGCGAACTTAGGATCTATTTTCTTAGGTCATCTGATCAACAAAACTATGACTGCCGATGAGCTGGTGTCTTACGCTACTAAATGGCTGGACTCCGTATCTATCAGGTCGAGTAACAAGTCTTTCGCTTCCTGGGCCGATTTCGCAGTTAGAGAGCCAAGTAAGTTTAGTTGGTACAAAGGCTTTGGTTTCGTGATGATTCAATCGGATGATACAGAGATAATATCAACAGACGAGAAAAGATCACGAATTTGGGCTAAGGCTTTCGTCAAAGGTGCTACAATACTGGGTTTTAAGAGCAGCCTTTCTTTTGGTGATCGCTACTTAATGAGAAGCTTATTTTTAGGAGGAGATGAACCAGTCGGTCAACGAATTATGCAGAATTCTATTAGTTCAGAAGAACCGGAAATTGACGCTCTAATATTTCTCGTGGGTTTAGCAATGAGAAGTGAGGGAATTAATTTCGTGAAAACCTTTGATCCTTTTGGAACTAATACGACTAGCGATTTGAGGAGAAAAATATTTAATTCTCCTTCTGGGAAACCGTACGTTGATTATATTCAAAAATCTCTCAGATGGATGTCTAACTTGATAACTCAACAAAAATCCGAAGTTGCTAGACCCGTCTCAATGTACTTGGATGCTCTTAGCGACAGCATGACAGGATCTGTACAATCTTTGGGTGAAGTTGATCGAATTAGAAAAAGTCTTCTGAACTCACTTGCCACTCGTGAAAAGGACAAAGCAGAGGGGTTAAATGATTTGGGTAAATCACTTTATTATTTGTGGAAGAACAGATTCTCCCCGGGTAATGCGATGCTATTAGAGCAAATGATTTTTAATAACGAAGCAATGCAAGCTAATTTAAAATCGGTCATCTCAAAGGAGTCAAAGGTTTACAAATTTGCTTGTCTCCACATGCTAATTGAGCCTTACGAATACATTCGTTAACGCCATTCTCACATTAATTCAACAATAATTATTCACAAATTTAAATTTTTAGTTTCATGAAAACTACAAACAAACAAAAGAAGGAGGATTCTCATAAATTAACAGAAAATCCTACACTTCCTATCGAACAAGAAGCTTCATCTGCAATGACTATTCCAGGGGAGGAAGAAGAAACGGAATTCAGCCATTTAGACGACGATACGCGTAAGCATCTCGAGCGACTAAAGATAGATCGTTTAAACTGGAATTCTAGATTGATCCATCCAGGGACCGTTTCTCGCGACGTCGCGGCTACGTTCCTAGTAGAAGGAAAACACCTTACGCAGGACCAAGTTACCGGCTTAGATGAAGATGTACTAATCCACATCTATCATTCTAAGAGATAACTACATCATCGCAAAGATATACCCTTGCATGGTTACACCGTTGTTATACAATGAGTCTG